TATCCTTATACTCAATTTCACCAGTAGCAATTGCTCGGTCAATATCTTCACCAGTTTTGCCAAAGAACTTGTCCATTGACTTTCCAATCTTAGGAGAAGCTGCACCAAGCGCACCACCAAACAGAGTACCGCCACCAACATAGGCAGCATACTCTTCTTTGGTAGGCATACGGCCTTCGTCAATTTGCGTTGCTATAGTTGCTTCTGTGCCTCCAAGAACTCCACCCTTGGCGGCTTCACGTCCTGCTGCGCTAGCAATCATCTTACCAGTAATCTTAGTAGCTCCAGTAATTGCCTTAGCTCCAACACCACCAAAGGGAATAGCTCCAACTGCGGCAGCACCAGTAGCTCGACCTCGACTAAACTCCTCTTGCCCCTCGATGTCTTGAGCCATCTTTGAGCCAAAGTAACTTCCAATTCCTCCAAACAATGAACTTCCTATCAAAGCACCTGGAATTGCACCAGCACCACCAAACAAAGAACCTGCCGCACCACCAACTAAACCACCAACAACTGAACTAAGTCCACCTGCTAATACTTCAGTACCAACACCTTTGAAGATGTCTCCAGTAGATGGGTCTGCGCTTTCATAATCTTCTTCAATTGTTCTACCAAATTTAGTAAATTCTGGTTTTTCATCTTCAATTATTCTGCCAAATCTAGTAAATTCGGGCTCTTCAATAGATTTAAGTTCCACATTGTTAATAGATTCAGAAAAATCATCTTCAATTATTCTGCCAAATCTAGTAAATTCGGGCTCTTCATCTTCAATTATTCTACCAAATTTTTCCATAACTATAGTTCAACGTATCCATTTAATTTTGCATCTTCTACTTCTTCTCTTGGAACTGCTGCTGGTTTATTATCTGGTCCCATCATGGCGACTTCTCCCTCTTTTAATTTTTCTTTTATATTTTTTGCTTGTTGAGTTACTGCTGAATTTGATATTTCATCACCAGGATATTCATAGTCTTCTCCTCCAACTAGCCCATATATTCGTTTATTTTTTTCTTCTTGAGAGATTGGCAAACTGTTAATGACGTTTAATTTTTCTCGCATTGTTGATGGAGGAGCTGGTCTACTGCGATAGTCTTTCAAATCTTGAGCTTCTATTTGCCTTTGACGAAGACTAGCCGCAGCAGAATCTTGTTGAGCTTGTAGATTTGCAGCAGCACGAGCTGCTTGCATACCAGAATTAGCTAAAGAAAGTGCTTCACGTTTAGCATTTGCATTTTGTTGATCGTTGTATCGTTTAATGTTTATGTATTTTTCTTCAATTGCTCTTTCTGCCGCTTTGCGTTGGCTATAAGGATAATCAAAAAGAACGTCGCCCATTTCTCTATTCTTATCTTTTTCTAGTTGTCTATTGGTAGTCCTAGTCTTAGATTCTTGTTCTTCAACAAATCTGTTATACTCCCTCATTGGAGCATTTGCTGCAAATTCTCTATCTTTTGCTATTTTTTGTGACATACTGACATTTTTGTTTCCAGTCTCTGCAAAATTATCTCTTTGTTTTTGTGTCCATTTCGATTGATTTTTCTTAACTCTTGCTTCAACTGCTTCGGAGGTTCTTGCTAATTTACCCAATCTTTCCAAGGCAGCTTTGCGTTCTGGGCTAACTTCAATAAATTCGCCACGACCACCTTTAATTATTGTTTCATTTTCATCTGGGACTCCTTCTACTACCCCATACTCAATGCCATCTTTTTCTATAATACCCGACAAGTTTCCAACTAATTCTCTATCTGCAAACTCACCTTGGTATTTTTCTGCAACTTGAGGTGTTACTCCTTGTGTTGATCCAATATCAAACAAACTTTTTGGATCAAATCCTGCTGTTGATTGGGTATCAAATAAACTTTTTGGATCAAATCCTGCTGTTGATTGGGTATCAAATAAACTACTTGAATCAGGTGTTAATGTTTCTGTCGGTAAATTAACAGTTGGATCTTGTGCTACTGGAGCTGAGTTTCCTATTTCAACTGCTGCTGGAGCCTGTGGACCTAGAATATTTGGATCTCCTGCGTTTTCTGGTCTACCAAACAAATAGGTCGCTACTTGAGATAAATCACTTGGAGTACCCTCACCAGCAGCAGTTGCCTGAAGCCGAGCGCGTTGAGCTGGGTCTGTCGGCAGAGTGTCTAGTGTGTTTTGAGCTTGCTCTGCGGTTGGCGCTCCAAAGAGATAGTCAAACCCCTTCTTTGTGGTATCTTCCACAAATCCCCCAACTGTCGATCCTTCACGGGCTTTTTGAACCATTCCATCGGTAAGGATATTTGCCATTTGATCAATTTTGGCTTGATCTTGATTGGCAAGTTCCAGCCTCGAGTCCATTGACTGCTGCTGTAATCCAGGAAAAAAAACAGGCCCAAGGGAATCGGCGGTTAGTGGTGCTTGAACAGCAGGTTCTTCCACTAACACGTCTGGTCGTGCAACTGCTTCAATTGCAGCTACATTTTCACCCAAAGATTCTACCCTGTCTCCAGTATAAAGCGGAACCCCATTAATACTGCCCCTGCCAAGCTCATCAAACGCAACATTTGGCTGTTCTGTTGATGGCATTTGAGCAGCAGCTCCAGTATAAGCATCACGCGATGGTGCTGCTGTTGTAATTTCAGTTACCTCAGTTGGGCGTATTGCTGGACTAGAAGTTTCAGAGCGAAACTGAAATGGTAATGGAGAAACTTGAAAAGGATCTTGGTAAGTTGTTGTAGTAGTGTTAAATGCAGAACCAGAATCATACGGAACGCTTGAAGTAGGTTGTTGAAACGAACTACCCGCATCTGAGAAAGATAATGGTTCTGAGTAAGTTGTTTGACTTATTGGGTTTGAATAACGACGACGTGTTGGAGCCGACCCAAATGAATCAAACGATGAGCCTCCAGTGTTAAAGGCAGAACCCGCATCGTATGGGGTTTTCTTTTCGTAGGATGTGCCACTAGAAGATGGTGAGTATGAAGTGTCAAACTGTGGCGCAAGCATTGGATTGCTAGCAGCAGCTGACTGTGGAGAAAATGGCGCTGGTGCGCTTGGCGTGTATTGCCCAATTGATGCACTTGGCAATGGCTTGTACTCTTTCTTTAGAGCTTTTAAAAATGGAGATGAGTCTGGCATAATGTTTTGTCTGTTGTTATTATAACGTACGTGTCAAGTTTCTGTTAAATTGTTCCCTGTGCTAATGGACCATAATAATTTTTTGTTCCTTTTGCATTGTCCATATTAAAAAACGAGTTTTGAATATCGGTTTGTTGGCGCATCACCATAGCCATAGCGTTTGACTGTGGGTTTTCTTTTAAAAGTAGAAGTTAAGCTTGTTTCTATTCTGCCGTAATTATTAAATGATCTGCTATTAGAAGAAGAAACATTAGAACCGCCAAATGTACCAGCACCAGAATTAAAACTACCACCAAATGTATTAGCACTAGAATTAAAACTACCACCAAATTTGCCTGTTCCAATTTTAGCACGATTTGCAATTTCTCCTAGTCCAATTTTAGAACGAGTTGCAATGTTGTTGCCCCATGCGTTAGAAGAACTTTGTGCGGAAGTTGTTCCGATTGAACGAGAACTAGTCATTGGAGAAATTGTTCCTATTGAACTAAGTGGAGAAGTTGTTCCTATTGAACTAAGTGGAGAAGTTGTTCCTATTGAAATAGAACTAAATGGATTAATATAGTTTGGCATAATTATTGTTATTCAAATAAGTTGTTTAGTTTTTCTCGACGTCTAGCACAGGCACTGCACGTGCTTATACTAGTTCCAACAGTTTTGTCTATTGCTTTAGCGATGGGTTGTGCGACCGAATGAAAGGCATTGCCAATCTTTATTTTCTTTAATTTTCTTTTAAAAGATTCTCTAGCATCCATAATTCTTGTGGTATTTTAATTATCAATAAAAGTAATCGAAGAAGAATATATATAGTCCCATTCTTCGGAGCTGGTTACAGTTACACCACTCATGCTCCATGTTCCGCCAAACGTAGGATAAGTTTGGGTTCCAGTTTCTTCAAAAACAGACGATACAGTTTGCTCTGAGTTTGACGATGAGATAATAAAAGAGCCTTCAGTTAGTTCAACAGAAGTAATAACTCCATCTACTGACGTCTGCACTGGAAATGGTCCCTCATCTTTAGTACAAGGAAGCGGATCTCCTTCGTTAAACTGATTAACTGTATTAATTGTTCTAGTTATTTCTCCTCCTGAGCTAACGAAAAATGACCCCATAAAACTATATGCTTGTGGCGGACCATTTTCATTTAGATTAATGCCACGAGCAAATATATAATAAGTTGTATTTAAACTAGAGTTTCGTATTGCACAAGATTGTTGTCCATTTGGAGTATCGAACCAAGAAATGGCGATACCATTTGAGCCATCTTTATTTAAAGAAATACTCCAATCAATAGATCCACTGGCCGCACAATTTTCTGGGTTTCTATTATCTTCTCTGCAAAATTTTAATTGAATGCCAGAAACAAATTCGACCTGTATATTAGAGGTTATAGTTTTTGTGGGGCTTGGACTGTATTGAGGTCCGTAATCTGGTCTAAATGAACTGGCGCTGTAAGACCACGATGAACTTCCGTTTAATTCTTTTGGCAACAATTTGTCTGATAAACAATCAACAGATTCATTATATTCTTTTACTAATTTATTATACTCTTCCAGCAACTCATTGCCAGCAGCTTGACAGTCAGCTAATAGAGTAGCACAATCATCTGGGTTGCAGGGAGCGCAGGGAGCGCATGGAACGCGTACATATCCTGTAGATCCTGGAAGCGTATTGGTTGTTGTAGTCGTAGAACCACCACCACTACCACCACCACCACTTACATTATTTCTAATGTCATCAACAGAAACCTCTGGAAACACAAACCTTGTTCCAGTTCCGTTCCTTAATTCGTATTTAGAAGCTGGCATTTCTATGGGCGAGGAGGAATGGTAGCTGTAACTAAAGTTTTCTTATAATATTGAACGCCATTTTTGTCAGAAAAAACAGGGTCATTGCTAATGCTGACTAAAATTGATTTTCCAGCAGGATCGTATGTTGGTCCTTCTAAATCAATTCTACCATTAGAGCTACCTATTACTTTAACTCCAGTCAAATATCCACCAGCACTTACTGTTTCTCCATTTCCAATTCTTATATATTTTGAATAAGTAGATGCAGAATAAATTGGTGTTGAACCCTCTCCAATTCCAGTAATTAAAGAAGATGCCCACTCAGTTGGTTGCCATAAATTTGAAGTGCTAACATTTTGATTAGTGCTATAAGTAACTTCCACGCTTGCAGCGACTGTAGTAGGCGTTGGTGGAGTCAAGTCTAATACTAGATTTTTTGTTGCGTTGTTGAATGGTTTGTCTTCTAGTACCTCTATAGTACCTGGGATTGTAAATGGAATAGTAGTTTGATAAGTAAAGGTCCCCGATGTTGGTAGTTTACGATACTGAATATTGATTGTTCTTAAACCATTGTAGTCACCAATTTCTTCGCTCGTTATAACACTTCCTGCTGGAATCGCTGGAGATGTACCAACTTCCTTAAGCCAAACCCGAGTGTAATTTACAAGTCCATCGTCGGCGGTTCTAAATGTTTCTGAAAGTAAACCCGCTTCAAACCATTTACGAATCCTCGTTTTTATAGAATTGTTGTTATCAATTGTTTCTCCACCTAAATACAATGTTTTGCCGCTATGTGATTTAGTTGTTGTTCCTATGATTCCAGTTGTAAAATTATTAATCGACAACTCTGTTTCTTGGATGACAAGAAGATTGTTTTCAGAAAAATCAATAATTTCAACTACATCAATATTATATCTAAATTGAGTTGTTTTAATTCCATCAAAGTCGGACTCATCTTTAGAAACTAAAAGATGATTATCTGTAATTGCAGAAATCTCAGAGTCTACCTGTGCTTCTGTTTTCGAGAAAGCTTCAACCACTACAGTTGTTGTTCCCCCAATAAGTTCTTGTTGCAAACTAAGTATAGATGGCTTTAGAAACGTAAAGCGTTTAGTTTTGATTCCTTCAAAATCAGACACTTGTTCATTTGCCAATATATATCCAGATGGTGCTGCTGGTGTTTTATCAAATGCTTCAATTACAATGGCTTTTTGCGATCCGACATTGTCTTCTGTTTGCGACAGAATGCTTGGCTTTAAGAAAGTGTATCTCTTGGTCGGTATCCCTTCAAAGTCAGAAACCTGTTCGCTGGCGACTACGTATCCAGCAGGTGTTGCGGGAACTTCACTAAATGCTTCTATGGTAATGGCGAGCTGACTGCCAACATTGTCCTCCGACTGACTCAAGACGCTTGGCTTGAGGAAAGTATAGCGAGTTGTCGGTATGCCCTCAACATCAGATGCTTGTTCGCTAGCAATTACATACCCATTTGGTGTTGCTGGTGTTTCATTAAATGCTTCTATGGTGATCGACAATTGAGATCCAATTTTATCGCTTGCTTCGCTTAGAATCGATGGGACGAGAAATGTGTATCGAGTTGTTGGGATGCCATCTACGTTTGACGTGGACTTATTGCCAAGAACTGCTGTTCCGTTTGTCGGGATAGGTTCTGCCGTTGGGCTGAATACCTCAATAACTTCCGATAACTGAGATCCGATGTAATCATTACTACGAGACAACTCAGAATCATTCTTGTAGAATGTTCGCGAGCAAGTTTCAAAACCTTGGGTGTCGTTTTTGCTTTCGTTTACAACTGTATAACCTACTGGAGCTTCTGGGCATCCTCCAATTTGAGTAATGCTAATAGCTCCCTTTGCGTCTTCAGAGTTTTCCTCGCGGTTTAACTCTCCAGCCTCAAGCCATATCTCACTTAATGACCACTTTGCATCCGTCTCTTCAATCTTAAATGCTGCAAGATATAAAGTGGTTCCGTTACTGTCAATTGTGCTAGTGCCAACAACCTTATCGTATGTTGTTCCTGGAAGAGCAACGAAGGTGCGTGAGACCTTCTTCAAGCCGTTTAGCTCGTAATCTGTATCTTCCTCCTTCTCTTCTACCCAAGAGGCTGTTAGAGTCTCGTAGGTTAGCTTAACATAGTGCTTGCCAGCTCGGACATTGTATGGGTACTCAGCAAGAACTAAACGCATATCTGGGTAGACGGAACTTGGAATCGCTTCCCAGTCTTCACTTACGCCAGACCCAAAGTTGGCTTCTTGCAAAATACCATAATCTGGTAGTATAGCACCAATGTTATCATAGTACCAATCCTCCTTGGGACTGTTATTTTCACAAAAGAACTCCAGCTTAAAGCGCCCATTCCACAACTTTTCAATTGCGGGCGTTCCGTTAGTAACTTTTAGTCTAATTGTACCTTGATTTGCCATATTATAATGTTGCGAAATCTCGTTTAATAAATAAATCTACATCTGAAATACTAACATTGCTGGTGCTTATTGATGTATCAATAAACATTCTTCCACCATTTGTAATAAATTCTTGAATTGCTGCTACTGGAAAACCTATAGAGAAAGAAGAAATACCAGTTTTTAAAAATGTAAGACTTCGGTTTATAATTGGATTTGGGGCAACAACGGTTCCAATATCTAGAATAAAGTTTGCATAATCATTAATGTTGGTTGGTTCTATTTTAAAATCTACACGAATATCATAAGCATCACCTAACTTTGCTGGTATAATTTTATTTGAAGTAGTATCCCAGAGTGATGATATTCCAACTGGAAGGTAAGTTACATTATTAGTTGGTCCACTTCCATCAATTGTAATTTGATGTTTTGTGTTATTTACTACAACTGGTGTTGTAGCGGAGGCAAGATCATCATATATTGCCCAGCCATTAATATTGTGCGGAGATAAAATATCCCAATTAGTACCATTTGAAATTAACCTAACAGCTTGATTTTTATCAGTTATACTTAATGTTAGATTTCCATCAATTGTTTCTGTTCCATCTGCATCTATAGTTACAGAAAAAGAAGAGCCAGTTTTCTTTACATCTAATGTCCAGCCAGAACCAACTGTTACGGCACTTAAAAGATTAATGGTAACATTACCACCAATAGCGGTGTCGTCTACTGTAAGAACACTATCATTATTAAATACAGTATATGATGTAGTTGTAACTGGTGTAACTGAAGTGGCGGCATTTGATTGAAATCCCAAATTAGTTCGTGCTGTTGTAGCGGTGCTTGCTCCAGTCCCTCCGTCTGTTAGAGCTACATCGGTTCCTCCAACTAAATATCCACCAGCACTAGCAATGTTTGTTGCATTTGTTACATCTGCTAAATCTTCAATTCCCGCAAGCTTAACTCTTTGTGTTTCAGTAAATGCAGCAGTAGTATTTGCTAGAAATGTACTAAATGCTTGAACACTAGATCCAATTCCAGACGTTGGAATTGCGTTATCTGCTGTAACCCCCTGTGCTGCGGTTGCGTAATTTGATGCTGGAGTAGTTGCAGAAGTGCCAAGTCCGAGGTTTGTTCTGGAAATTGCTACATCTCCAACATCTGACAAGTTGTTAGAAGCTACAAGACCTTCAGATGATGCTGGAACTCCAAGTGCAGCTCGTGCTGCTGCTGCCGTCGTTGCTCCTGTTCCGCCGTCGGCAATTGGTACAACAGTTGTTCCAGTAATATATCCGCCAGCAGCAATAATGTTTGTTGGGTCGGTTACGTCTGCAAGTGCCTCAACACCATCGAGCTTAATCTCATCTGCCGCAGTAAAGCTTGCTGTTGTTGCATCTAAGACTGCGCTGTGGGCTTGGACATCCGAACCAATTACTAAACCCAAGTTTGTGCGAGCTGTTGGCGCATCTGATGCTCCAGTACCACCATCTGTCAATGCTACGTCAGTTCCTCCAGCTACATAACCCCCGCTGGCTGCAATGTTCGTTGCGTCGGTTACGTCAGCTAATGCTTCAATGCCGTCGAGCTTGCTTTCGTCTGCTGTGGTAAATGATGCTGTCGTTGCATCTAAGGTTGCGCTGTGGGCTTGTACGTTTGTTCCAATTTCAACACCAAGGTTTGTTCGTGCTGTAGGCGCGTCACCTAGATCACTCAAGTTGGTAGACTTGCGAAGGAATAAATCTGATACTACGGGTACTTGCTCGCTGGTGCTACCATCCGCTTGATAATTTTCAATGAGATCCCACAACTCAATGCTTGCTGTTCCCTCTGGAATAATTACAAACTCAGCCCTTGATCCTTCTACTGTAATTTCAAGAACGCTCTTTTTTCCGCTAGTTCCATTGTCCCAAATGTCAATTGAGAAGTCGCCATTAGAATCCGTTTGAACAGAGTCAACGCTCTGTGCTACTGTAACTGTTGCTGTAGAGTCTGTCCCCAGCTCAACTAAACGAAAACTAATCCACTTATTTGCTAGTGCAGAATTATTAACTCCGTGAATTGTACCTGTAATTGTTGTTGTAGACATATTGATTTAAATTAATTTAACATTTCCATCTTTTAAGTGCAAGTGACTTACGGGTTGGCTTACCCTTAGAATCCTTCATTGGTCCCTTGACCCCAGACATTCTAGCGCAGAATGACTTCTTTCGAGCTTTCCGTTTCCCCGTAGGCTTAGATTCAGTTACTGGGGCTTTTAAATTAGCCCCAGTTTTCTTTTTGAAGTGCGCCCTTCCAGCGGCGGTAAGACCACCCTTTGAACTTTTATGTTTTTTCTTCATTTATTTGACTTGGGATGAACCAAAGTAAAACCCTACAATGGCTAATGCTGTCTGTCGTATCTCTGGTAGTATCACAAAACCCTGTACAGTGGACCATTCTAGGCGCTTGAATAGCCCTAGAAAGCCTTTGGATTCTGATTGGATACTAACACCTATGTCCGTAAATGCGAAGACAAATGGGGCTATTACAATGGCAAAGATAACTGCCGCCGTAATTGCACGACGCATATAGACACCACCACGAGCTGCCGCCTTATCTGCTGATTCGTCCGCTATTGTCTGACGGGCAATCATACGCTCAAAGAGACGAGCCTGATTGTCAGCCTGTGCCGCTATCATCTTCATTACGAAGCCGCTTACGCCGCCTCCTAACATTGCTAATAGTTCTGGTGTCATATTAATCCTTATTTATAAGTTCTTTGATTACCTTGACTGCCGATGCAGTCATATAAATTAATGTAGCAAAACCCACAGCCATACCTAATGGATTATTATAACCAAGTTCAAGGGTAGCGATAAAGCCTCCCGTGCCTATAGTTGATTTGTAAATAATGTCGTTCATCATACTTTTTATTCTTCCTCTTCTGGGTATTGATCTGGGAATTGCTCCTTGTGCGCTGTAAGCATTTCTTCCTCAGTTTCAAACTGCTGAACAATAGCATCGTCCCGATAGGAGACAACTTGACCCTCCATTAGGCAGACTGCTGTTGAGTTAATAATGTAACAACCAGATGTTTTGTTTTCTATTGCCATTTTATAGTGGGCCTCCGTCCGTTATTACCCAATTATAGGTATTGATAAGTGAGTTCCTAGCATCGTTACCAGCAGTTGTAGTTACTTTGCTTTGATTGAAATTTGGACTTTGAGCTAATCCAGAAGTCGGTAAATTTGCCTCCCAATTAATAAGCAAATCATCATAATCAGTTCCTTGATTTGGGACACCATTGGCAGTGTTATTTAAACCGCCCGTAATATTGAGACCAGTAATACTAATATTTGTTTCTAGTCCAACAATATCAGTAAGACCAAAACACCTAACAAAAATTGCAGTCATACGACGGACATTAGAAGTATCCCAAGTTGACACATCAAGGCTTTGGAGACTTTGGCAGTCATAAAAAACCGAAGTTACCTGAAGTGCGTTGGATGTAACAAAATTGTCTGGCAATAATAATGTTTCTAGAGATGTACACCCCCTAAATGCACTAACAAAATAACCTACATTGGATGTATCCCAGTTACTTAAAACCAAAGTAGTGAGACTATTACAATTTTGGAACATCGAATTAATAATAGTAACGTTTGATGTATCAAGAGTGCTTACGTTTGCGCTTGATAAAGAAATACAATCAGTAAACATACCAGTAAGATTTGTCACACTGGAAGTATTGGTATTTCCAGCATTAAAACTCACCAAGTTTTGGCAATCAAGGAACATACTTGATAGAGTAATATATCCAAGGGTTCCAAGATTCTCTACTGAAACTATATTTTGATTTGAAAAAAGTGTTATTTCGGGAGCAAATGTTCCGCTAACCCTTACCTGATATGTTCCAACCGAGCCATACTGCTTTGTCATTACCGCTACTCCTGGAGACACAGTAAACGGAAAACTTCCGTCGCCCCAGTCTATAATTGCATCGTAAACCTGATTAGGATCAAACCTTACTGTAATGCCTAAACCCAAAGAAGTATCGACAGTAAAGAGCAAGTCTTCTTCTAGGGGAACAGGTGGAGTTATATCTGGTCGAACGCCACGAAACCTACGTGTGCCAACATTGCCAAAGGATCGCCTGAATCTAAAATGTGCCATTATACGCTGTTGTCTGTGCTGTATTGAGTTTTAAGTTGGTTGGTCAACGCTGCAATAGCACCTTCCCTGCTAGGCTTCATAAGCGCCCGCTCAAGGGCGTTATTTACGTCACGCAGGGCAATAGGGTTAAAGCCACTATCGCTGTCCTGTGAGGCTCTGTATGAGCGTGCAGCGTCATACGCCATAAACTCCGCCCATTCAGTTGGAACTGTTGCTAGTGTGCCAGACTCTCCGTTGCCGTATGTGTCTGACCACGCCTTCTTGTATGCTACATAAACTGTTCCCGTAACATTGCTTGCTACGCGAATGCCATTGCTGTCTGGGTATGCTGTTAAACTAAGTGGGTCGTTGCCTTCCCATTTAGCTGAACCCCAGTATCCAATGGCTTCACCAATTTCTGATAGTGCTTGGACGATTGGAGCTGGTGAATTTCCATCTGTTTCTAATGTCCATATACCCTCTGGAACTATTGCTCCACCAGTGCTTGAGTATAAGATGTCACCAGAGGCAACTTCTTGAATTGCCCAAATTGAACCAGCGGTGCTAGTAATTTGATAAACTGCTTCGTCGTCATTATACAGGGTATACTTAGGGTTAGTGTCTGCACTATTGCCGTTACGAACATACAAACCATTTGCTTCTGTGGTTCCAGCTCCATACACGTTAATACTGTCCTCCGTTGTAGAAATATAGCCACGTTCCGCTGTGCGAGGCTCAAGAACTAGGAAACGTTCCCAGTATCGGGATTCGTCATATATTGTGCGAGCTGCTGAGTTTAGCAAAAAGCCAATGTTGGTCAGCTCAGTTCCCGAAGAAAATGCTGCTCCAGCTCGTGCTTGAGTTAGCCCAACTACTTCTGCCCATGTGCGTGTTTGTTGTGCCATTAGTTAAGCCAATCTCCTGTTAGACCACGTTCCTTGAAGTCTTTCTGTTTAAATTTTAGGTAGTCTGGATTTACGAAGTCTGTGCCATCTATGGCTTTACATTCGTACTCCATCTCCTTCTGTTCAAAAACATCGTAGCAACCAGCAAAGTTCAAAACCATGTTCTGACTCTGCTTGTTGCCACTGTATGTTTTCTTCATGTACTGGCGCATCACTTCATCGCGACGCGCTCTTCCTGCTGGAGACATTAACCATTGACGACGAAGTTCCATCTTTGCCGCTAGTGCTGTTAATTCATCGTCTGTTAATATCTTCCGCATATACTAATACTTCTTTTTAGTTGAACCTGTTGTTCCTTTACTTGCTGTGCTGCCCTTATGCTTGCATTTTGCTTTAGCCATCATAATATTATTCTTTCTTTGAAATTAAAATATAAGTAAAAGGGAGCGCGTCAAGTTTAATTGACACGCTCCCAAAATACTAACCAACTAACTACGCTTCGTCGCTAAACTCGACCTTACCGAGACCATTAGGCCCAGAGGTCATTAGTGCGTAACGTGTGTCAACTGCGCCCTTGTAAGAGCCACCCAAGAAGGGATAGTTCTCTGACTCAATACCTTGGTACTCAGCAACGCTAAGTAGACCAGGATTGATGAAGTAACCACGATCTGTGGAAGGCATACAATTAGGGTTTGCGCTCTTCATCTTTATTTGACCGAACTGAGAGTCAATGATCTCAACCATCCAAGGGATAGTAGTAGTACCATTTACGTTGTAGTCAACCTGAGATGCTGCACCAGCTGTGCGTGTGAACGAAGCAACGATATGCTCGCGAAGACCTGGACCAGCGACCAACCAAAGATCTTGCATGGTTGTGTCTTGGCTCCACATCGAAGCGATTTGTGCGCCCATTGCGGCATCATCGTAGTCAGCCTTGAGGCCACCGTAGATAGATGCTGCTGGGGTTACATAGAGTGCGTCAACACCATTGCCTGGAGTATTTGAGATAAGAGCGCCAATACCAGCGGTAGCACCACCAGTTGTACCTGGAACGTCAGCAGTTACGCCTTGGTCACCACAGATAACGAACTCTTTGTCAATCGCAACTTCAATTGCAGACTTGTCGGCTGCTTTGATCATGTTGGAGATAACAGCCGAGTCTTCTTGCTCTTGCTCTTTTGATACAGCGTACTCAACAACTGTGCGCTGAGCTTGACCCTCAAACTCGCGAACTTGAGAGAATGCGTCACGACCTACGTTTGTGTCAGTACCTTCAACGTGCGGTGTATTTGCTACAGCCTTCAGCTTGTCCATGAGACAGCGAGGGCGCTTGTTTTTTGTTGCTGTGTGATTCAGCAAGCCTGTTACTGGGGTAATGTCGGCTGCAAGGAGTTCCGCTGTTTGGCGGAGAGACTCGCGATTACCGACTGTACTTGAATATGTTTGTGCCATAATTTTAACTTCTATTTAAGATTCTAATTTGCTGGTCAGCGTCGCGCCGAGCAGCGATTGTTTGCCTCGGATCACTGATGATCTTTTGCAGTTTCTTGACTTTTACACTAACACTGTTCGATCGTTTTGGTTCACGAGCAGCCTTTGTATCTAATGAAACGTTCTCTGTCTTGGACTTGGGAGCCTTGCGTTTAAGCTTCTTACTGAATGTCTTAGTCTCTGGCACTTTAGTTACTGCCGCACGACCAAGGATCTCAATTAGCTCCTTTGCATACTCTGGGAGGATGTTCTTAACCAACTCAAACTTTGGGTTAGACAAAAGAGTTTCATACTCCTTAGCTTCGTCCGAGTCGTCTTCGATCCCTAGTTTGCCACGGACTTCTCCGATGACACCATCTGTATCCCCAAGCGTTTCTGAGACTTTTTTGATCTCCGACTTGCGACTACGTAATGGCTCTAGCTTCTCCTCTTCCCTGTCAATGGCATTGAGCAATTGATCTACAGACATGAACTGGCTTCCAAACATAACTCCAGACTCGTCTTCACCAGTCTTCTCGTTATATTGCTCAACCCGATCAGTAATCAGCTTGCGGTTCCAACCTTTAATGTTGATTTCCGTTTGCTTGATTGCTGCGTCTGCATTCTCTACTGATCTAATGTTAGCAAATGGATTGTCGCTTGTAATAACATTTGCAGATAATTCCTGCACTTGTTCTTGTAGCCTCTCAATCTCTGCCTTCCGCTCTTTGTCCTGCAAGCGAGCTTTAGTCAGGGCTTTCCCTGCTTTTGCCGATACTTGCTGTGTAAGTGCTTCTAGCTCTTCCTCGTTTAGATCCTCAATGTCAAATCCTCCATCATCTGAAGGAACGTCTGACTCATCATCGCTTTCTTCTTCTTCTTCCTCATCGACTTCAGGGGTTTCGACTTCTTCTTCGTCGTCCTCTTCGTCTTCGGTTTCGGGAGTTTCTGGCTCTGGCTCGTCTTTTAAACCAGTTGCTTTGTCGATTCGCTCTTGTAAAAGGTCTTGTCGGCGCTGCTCTGGTGTTTTAGTCTCCTGAATTGCTTCTTCGGAATCAGGGATATCCGCTTCTAGTGTATCTGTCATATCTACCTATTGTTAATCAGCCAAGGCGGAGGCTGTTAGTGAAATTATACCATAAGTCCTCCCAGCACTAATCTTTGCGGGAGTATTTTTTAAAATTAAATTCTTCCATCAAATCTGCTGTAAGGAATTGAGCAACTGTCTGGCATCGGTTTCCTAAATATTTGTCGGGAGAATACCATGGCTGTGAAAGCATTTGATCGCGACGATCCTCTAAATACTCATAGAGGCAGCGACCAATTTCTGGATTATCGTTAAGATGTTTTTTAAATTCAGTAAAGTTCACGATTATGCGTTTGATTCTAAGTTCTGGGTTTCCATATTGCCAACACTTGCTGCTTCGGTTCCGTAGATACCAAACTCAGTGCCGTTCTTCTTTTGTGCAATTGCCATCTCAAGCTGCTTCTTGTATTCTCCAAGAAGGAACATAAATTGAGGATTGGTAAACAAAATAGATTCAACTTGTCCAGACTGTTGAATTTGTTGTTGCTCTCCCTCATACTCCCCGACGACTTGCATACGTAGTTCAGCAGCATTTGGGGCAGGTGCGCGAGCAATACCAGCAGACATTTGAGCAATATCAGATAGTGTTTCGTTCTTAATTTTGTCAGTACCAACTTCTGCTGGTAACAAAATAGTTTCAGCAGCCATTGGGTCAGCCATCGAGAGTAAAAAGTCTACAACAGCTTCATTGTTTACACGACCAGATGTATCTAGTTGTGCTGCTTGAATAATAGTGCGTGACATTTTTTCCATTTTTTCTGGATCATCATACAATGTATTAAAGCTTACACTAATATCCATCTCTGTTTCTTCAGAATCCTTAACAAATTGAATGGGTTCTGGGCGACCAGTTATGCGGAAAAATAATTCTTCTGGACCCTTGAGCTTATACATTTCGTATGTTAATTTCAACACATCTTGAGCAAAGCTTAGATGACGATTGATAGAAGCAGTTTGCATTTGAATTGAAGTTGGATCTTGTGGGTCATGCCCAATCAATCGATCTGCCTCAGATACAATTTCTTTTTCTAAATTAAATACAGCGCCGAAGTTCGTGTTACGTTGTAGATATGAAGGTGCTTGACCAGTTCGGGTAGCATATACGCCACCTGGTCCTGGACGACCATGATCCCACGTTGGCGGCGCAAGCAATGAAGGACTCACCTCGTAAGCTGAGTTATCCATGTTTGCGTCTCTGAGAACCTTTTGGTTCTTCTGGCTTGCCTTCAGCAGCTCAGGAACAGTCGGTGCGCTGTATAATGTGCGTGCATCGTAACTACGAGACTGCACGACAAAGGGTAATTGGCGCAAGCCACTAAGTAGCGTGCGCTTGGCGAATGGAGGGACTTGCCCATCGCTATCACCAAACTCGGGACTCCAGACTGTGAGGTAAATACCCTCCGCCAAGTCGTCTCGGTCAATTAAACGTTCAAACGTAAAGACAACATCAATCAAGTCGCGGTCTTCATCTAAGGAAGTCGGCTGTCGAGGATTTGGTATTGTGCTGCTTGTACGGAATGCGTTAAGTGTGCCACGCTCATTCTCTATTGCCCATTCTGCCCAATCTTTGTCCCATTCCTCGGCGCTTACGCGACTGAGGATTTCCTGGGATGTCATTGGCTTACGAATATGACAGCGAACTGCGTCGCAGAAATTTGTTGTATAGGATGGTGCAAAAAACTCTTCATCTGGAGCAAGGACTTGAACGATTGGTTCACCTTGATCCTCTGCTGTTACTGGAATTTTTGCAGTTCCGTATTTGCGTAGTTCTTTTAAAGCTTTACGTACTCGCTTTTCATTGATCTCCCAACCTGGAATTGAATTAAATACTTCCAGTGCTTCCTCTACGCGATCTTCGTCGGCTAGGATCTCAATATAATCTGCTGCTTGCTCTGGAAAACTTTTTTGAATTTCTTCTAAATCGAAGATTTTTTCGTATGAACGCTTAGTTGGAGACTTATAGTCGCAGTATGCGACTCGCAAAGATTTTTCTTGTGCGTAATTATCCGCCTTTTCCATTTGCTGCCAGAAGTCTTTAATTCCAGCGTCACGAAGCCATTTCATGAATGCAGTAACCTCTATAGAACGTGCTACATCTTGTATGTTTCTAGGATAAGCGCGAATTGAAGACTTGCGAAGTGCGTTCTCATTGATTGCTACTTGAGAAGCAATATGATATTCAGCCAAGTGAACCTCTGTGTCGCTTGAGTTTTGAAATGGAAATGCTGTTTCACCAGACTTCTTTAAATCACTTGTTTTTCCAGCCCATTGGCAATGGCGAATATCAGCAGAGTCGCTGCATCGTTTAATGAAATCAGCAAGACTGTCAACGTCCTCGTCAAAAGTTTGTTTAAACTGATCATAGTCAAACTCGTCAAAATAAACTTCTGCCTCGTCGCTGTCTTGATTTCTATTTATAGCCATTGCCGTCATTGTATCATATTACCTCCCAGTCTTGTTTCTTGCTTCACTAAGTATTCTTATTATTGTCTCATCTCCATATCCCAGAGAATCCTCAAGGTCTTCGTCACTAATTTCTTGATTATTAACTCGCCTATCAATTTCTATCCAATATGCTGCGTTATTAGTTAGAAATGATTTATCTAACTGGATATCTGTAGAATTTTTGTCCATCTAACTCTCCTTTGTTTACTTTCAATCGTTTGCCATTTTGATTAATAATATCTTTTTGGCGTTTTGGTACTGAAACTACAACCTTCTTTTTAGTTTCAAGGTCTTCAGCAAATATAAATCTGGGGTTTCCAGTCTGTTGATGTAACACTCTAACAGTAACAACTGCTGGTGATGCTTTTTCAATAACATCAATTTCACCTTTAATTTGATTCATAATTTTAAGGACACCACTAGGAAGGATGTATTTGCCATCCACGTCTTCTTCCGTACATACTGCTGCACGAAGCTTTCCAATACGCATTGCTGTGTATGTTCCGCCCAATTGCTCTGCTATAGACTTGCAGGTTTCGTTCTCTGATTCTGTCATAATGTGTAGGTTTATTTAATTTTATGTCTGTTAGTTTATTCGTCTAAAAAAACGCCCCAGTGGTGATCAGATCCACTGCTCTCTGTTGCTCCTCGCGAGGTCTTTCAGATGAGTAACCATCACTTGAATCGGCACACCGTAGTTCTTCGCAGCGTGGTCAAGGATAGGATATAGGGCAAGGTGTCTAGTATCCTCCTGAGCTAACCAAGCACTTTAGCTTGCCATTAGAGTAGTGTTCTGGTCCTTGACCGTAGTTTGCTGTTCGCAGATAGCGAAGGCAGTCAATAAAGTCCTTCAGTGCTTCGTCCTTCTTCTTTTGTGCGCCATAGTTGATAATGGCATAGATTAGATTGCCGCAATCCTCGTGTATGTAGACTCGCGGCTTGTTTGCTGCGTCGATGGGCAGGTTTACATTGTAATAGAACCAGTCGTCGATAGCTGTGAGTCCCTGTTCCTCCTGCGAACCCATAGAAGGCACATAATGGAAGTCGTGGGCAGAAAACTGATCAAACAGGTCGGTATTGTCGGCATTCTCGTTGGCAAAGAAGCGGGAGTCACCGATACGCTCGAATGGTTCGATTCCCAGCTCTTTTTCGATGTCCGAGAACAATTTGCAGTATCCGACAACGTCATAGCCTAGTTTCTTGGATGCTGGTCCGAATTTCCAGTGTGGATCGCCAAACTCAGCCCAAGGTCCGTAGGTCTTACGATCTGGCCACTCCCTTTT